ACGGAAATACGTGGCCTCGTCCAACAGCACGGGGCGCAGGCCGATAAAGTTACCTGTTGGGCCGAGTGTGCGGATGTACTCGCCAGCAGGCCAAGTAAAGACTTGATCCTGAGTGCAAAAGACAGACAGCCGCTCCGTGTTCCACGAATCCGCCATCTGTTGAAACGCCATCAGGCTGTCTTGCATAACGGCAGCAGAAGATGTTTCTCCTTCCGCCAACACCCCAAGCAGACGAAGTGCTCGGTTAATTTGATCACCAACAGTAGTGATAGTGCTCATTTTTTTGCCCTATGCTTGGCAGATTCTGACATTTTGGCGCGAGTCGCGGCATTTGGCACAATTCCTTTGTGCGAAGCGCTTATTTTAGCGCGGACTTCGGCTGAACGAGGCTTACCTTTCAATGCGGCGCTGCGCCTAGCAATTGTTTCAACGCTTTGTTTGCGCCCAAGTTGCGCTTGCCGCATTCTTTCTTTAGCTTCTGGCGTGCGCGTCAAACCTAAGCATGATGTAGCAATCTTTCGCTTGTTGTAAACAGGGCGAAAAAAATCAATCCAAAATTGTTCTTGTGGAATTAAATCAATTTTGTCATTGACAAATTGCACAATTTCCCAATCAAAAGCATTTGCGCCGTATTTGCGATACGCATTTTGCAGATGGGTGCAGGCGTGTACATTCTTGCGCAAATCATGTAGGTGACGGCTCCAACGACGGTTAACAGCCACAGCAGATCCAACGTACATGTCGCGGTTGACATTGTTGACAATTGCGTAGATGGCTGATGCCATGTCAAACTCCTTCGGCCACAGCCCTACGTGTGTACTTACGCTTGACTTCTAGCTCGTTGACGACGGCTACTTCAAGTTCGTTGGGATTGTACCGCGCCCAACCGTTGCGCTCATCGTAATCGGCTTCAGAATCCGAAATGGCGACCTTGGTGCCGTACTGGGGGTGTTGGAGGTAAATAACAGCCACTATGCACCTTGATTTGGTTGGTCGTCATCCAGCTTGCGAATCAGCATCTGATAGGCCGCTATCGTAGCTTGAGCTTGAATCAGAAAAGTACGAGCCTTTTCTGCTTCATGCTCAAGACTTTCGATCTCGCTAACCAAGAATTCCTTGGTTATCACCATGTTACGCGCCGCCAGTGCGGTTTGCGCTGCTGGTCGTACACATGATGTAGCGCACGCTGCCGTCTGCCATGACGATGCGGATGGAGTCCGTCATTACTTGCGTAACGTGGGGTGCCATCAGCAGACCGCTGCCGGTAGTTGGAACGTTTGCCAGATAGCTAACCAAGCCGGTGCCTGAGTTGGTAAACCTCAGAAACGAAGCGTTCGTCCAAGTTCCGCCGGTAGCGAAATTGGAGTCAGCTTGAATGGCTGCCAACGTGCCGCCTGGGTTGGTGGACGTGCCGCCAAGGGTTGCGCGAAGGGCGTTAGCTGCACCGGAGATAGAGCCGCCGGTGTTGATGTCGCACGAGATGTGCGAGCCGTTCGTGGTCTGGCCTGCGCCTTGTGCGCCGGTCACAATAGAAAACGAACGTGAGGTTTCACCAGCACCAGCGCCGGTGAACGTCAGTTTCTGGTACGACAAACGGGTGTCGCCAGAAGATGCGCTGGTCGTGGCGTAGGAGCCATTCAGAACGCCAGAAGACGTAAGCGCGATAGGAGCACCAGCGGTGCCCACTTGCACTGATTCAAACTCAGGATCGGCAAATGCGACGCCGATTGCTTTGGTATTAGCCATGATTTTCCTTTGTTAATTCCAAAAGGCGGGGGCCGAAGCCCCCGTTTGTTTTACGCAACGCGGTAGCAGGTGTAGGTGCCGTCACCAGTCTTGCGAGCGCGGAAGTGAGCGCCGATACCGGATGCAGGAGTTGCACCGGAACCGACCAACGTCCAGCCCGTGTTGACGGTAATCGTACCAACACCAGAACTGGTGGAGATAAAGAAGAAGTCAAACGTGCTGCCGACCTTGGCGCTGCTGATTTCAGCGTCCACGCCGCCCACGCCAGCGACCAGCGGAAGCTGGAAGTTGCTGGTGCCGGTTTGCGTGTAGAGAATCAGACCGCCTTCAAGTTCAGCAACGGTCAGAACAACGTCTGCGTCGGCTGTGTAGGCTGAAGGTGCTGGAGCGTAGCCCAGCGTGATTTCGTTGAGGTTGCCATCACCAAGTTGATAACCGCCACCGCCATTAGGGATTGCCATGATATTTTTCCTTAAAAAGATTTAGAAAACGCCCCCGAAGGGGCGTTAAATTTAGCCCCAGATCCGAGCAGCCATTTGCGGACGAATCGCGCTGTAGCCGTACAGAACGTCAATACGGCAAGGCATACGGTCGTTGTTGATGTCGTACTGACGAACAACGCGCAGGCTGATACCGTTGTGAACGGCACGGGCAGCCATGTCAACACCTTGCGGCAGCAACAAGTCAGCAGTGGCGAACGTGATGGCGTCCTTGTGATAGACCAAGTTCTGAGCGAACTGGCTTGAAGCAGCGCCGAGGAACGTAACGGACTTGGCAGCCACTGGCAGCGCGTTAACGGTAGCCAGAGCGTGGTTGGCCGAGTAGATCGGGTACACGGTCACAGTCCAGTCGCCAGTCACTGCCGTAGCGTCAGCCAATGCAACGAACTGGTACAGCGAACCGGTGGACTCACGGGTTTGCGGGTTGACTGCATAGCAATCAGCCACCGTAAACACGTCGCCAGCCTTGATCGTGGTGACAACCGAACCTTGCGTCAGGACGATGCTAGAAGCGCCTTCCGACGTAATGGTGGTCTTCACGGTCGTGGCAGCCGAAGCGTCACGCGAGCCGGTGGTGTGCTGCTTGATCGACTGAGACATATTGATCTCGTCGAAGCCCAGCACGCCCGTGCCCATCATGCCGTTGCGGAACTGCTTGCTGATGGTGTCCGTAGGATTGAACAGCCCCTTCATACCTTCAACCAGACCAGCGTTAGCGGCAGGGTTGACGGTAGCGTAACGTGGCGACATCACGGCGGCGTTTTCGTTCAGCTTTTGCTGGGCTTGCAACAGCACCAACGAGGTCGAAGGAACGGTGCCGGGGGTGCCGACGCTGTTGCCGATGTACTTGTACGCATTGGCAACGTCAGCATCAATGCTGGAGGCCAACTGGCTGATACGTGGCTTGAGCACACGTTCTGCAAAGTCGTCCAACTGCATCGTCAGTTCAGCGGACGTGAAGTTCACGCCGATGTGCTTTTGGTTGGCAACCGACAGCGTGGTGAACTGCTCGTTGTCGTCCTGAACTTGCAGGGCGGCACCGTCAGTAACCAGAGCGCGGTCAGGCAGACGAATACGCAGGGTCGAACCGATCTTGGCACCTTCAACAGCAAAGCTGTCGTCGTACTGACGGTTCACGTTGCGCGTGAGAACCAGGTTGTTTTCGAGAATCTCAAGCGCCTTGCGCGTGATCATGTCGATGGTAAGAATCGAATTACTCATGGTGATTTCCTAAAGAAAAGTTAGCGGAAGCGTTGTGCTTCTAGCTTCTTCATCTGACGCGCCCTATCAGCTTCAATCCACTGCGAAGCCGTCATGGTCTTGATAGACCGAGGATCCGTAGTGTCCATAGCTGGCGAGCCAGAGGCCCGAGCGGTGACAGGTGAAATAGGCATAGGAGCCGATGTGGTTCTCTTGACCGGCGGTTCTGCGGCCAGCTTGGCCTCAATTTTACCGATCTCTTTTGCCTGCGCGAGCGGCGCCATGCGTGAGATACGTTCCGCGTCTTTTGGATTTGACCCGAGGTAATAAGCCAATTCGGGGCCAATGTCCGAAGACTGAATCGTTTCCGCCATCACGTTAGTGATCGGCAGCTTGGGGTTGTAGGCGACTTGCTCGAAGTCGTCGTACTTGTCCCGCGCCACTTCTTCTAGGTCGTGATAGCTTTCCAGAACTTGCGACTGCTGCTTGGCGGCTTCCCGTTTGGCGATAAGTTCTTCGGCCTTCTGGTATGCCAATGCTTCCGCATAGGCTTCAGGCGACTCAAACTGGTCAACGGTGGACGTTGGTGCAGCGTGGACGATTTGCGTTTCCGCAACCCGTTGCGTTTGTTCTCTTTCCCACTTACGTTGCTCTCTTGCGAGGCGTTTGCTAATCATTGAGTCAATGTCTGCCTGGGAGAACTTTCGTTCTTCGGCTTGATCAACTTGACTATCCGGCGCTATTGGTGCAGTGTCCGAAACAGCCGTTGCTTCGGGTGCTAACGCGGTGTCAACTACCGCTAAGGTTTCTTCAGTCATGTCATGTTCCATTGGAACCCCGGTCTACTGGGCCGGTACAGTTCTTAAATTATCATATCACAGTCAAATGAGGCCGTAAAATTCAGTCACGCGGCTACAGTGCTTAAAGCGCCTGTCGTAGACGTGACAATTCTCCACTTTGATCCGTCTGAGGCGGTTAACACTGGGCCAAAGGTTGAACTTGAAAAACCAACGTTACCTGCAAAATTATCGCCTCCAATCCACGGGTATCCTGTAGCGTTTGATTTTGGCACGATTGCGGGGTCAACGCCGATGCTGGCGTACAAGTAATTTACTACCGCCATGTAGCCGTTATCTGAAACTGTTCCACTTGTTCTAGATGGAATAGTTACCGTAAATTTAATTCCCGTAACCACCCTTGCACTAACAAACGACAAGGTGTCCAGCACATTAAAAACAACGTCTGTACCGTAGGCTGTTGTGTTAGATCCAGATGTGTGCGGGAATACAGGAGAAAGTTCAGTCCATACGCCTAAATCTGTCGTGTATACAAACGCTTGAATTAAGCACCGATTTGTTTTGGCAAAATCTTTTGACAGCCCAATTATGCTTACGTTAGTAGATGGAATTGTGATTTCAAAGTCTACACTCCCGCCTGCAATCGTCGTGGCTTTGTACCAGTAATAATCAATTCTGTTGTTGTGATTCAGCAGCTTTTTACCCACGGTCGCAACGCTGTAACTTGCAGAGTTTTCCGCTGTATTTGTGGTTGTTGCAGTAATTGATGTGACGTTGTTTGGGTTTGCAAGAATGTTGTTGATTGGTGAAATCAAATAGAACTGTTCAACATCAGGCAGTGTTTGTTGCTGGTTGAAATCAACATATACGCCAGTCCCGGCAAACATAGGCAAAACAATTCTATTGTTCTCGACGGGTCGCCCAGTAGCCCCAGTCTCCCCCCTGCCGATCATGATGTTTGAATCGTGAATATACCCCGCCGGGTTTACTATTGCACCAAGTGTGATAATGTTGTTGATTGACCCGGTTGCAAATTCATACGCATACTTTACAAGCCCAGGGTTTCCTGCGTCATACACCATTACGGCAAAACTGTTGCTTTGCCCGTCAATATAAACACACGACAATTCTGGGTTTGCTACTGACGCAACTGTTGCTTGGTATACACCAGAAAAAGAATTGCCATTTCCTTTTAGTCTGACTGATTGCTGCGCCTCATCAATGTCACAATTAAACGTATTGGCATTAATTTCATTTGAACTTGTATCAGAGCAAAATATCCCGTAAGCAAAACCTGCTATACGGCAAGAGATGCGGTTATAGTAAATATAGCCATCTCCGCTAATATCCAACTTGATGCCGTTCCCGCCATATTTGCGGTAATTTACAATCCTAGTTGATATGTTGTTATAAGAGTTTTGCAGCGCCGCGCTTGATGCTTGAAGTAGGATGGCCGATTTCGTATACGCGCTGCCCAAAACAGAACAATCAATGATCCCGCCAGAAAGGGTGTTTGACGATTTTGTGATGATAAAAACATCGGTGTCCACCGTCGGTGTAATCCGCGTTTCTGGCGACATCTCAAACGTTTTACCAGCGTGAATCTTGGGCAAGGCGGGGGATGAAACGCCCCCAACAATGTAAATTGGCCCGCTGATGCTGAATTTGTACGGCCCCGCTACAGAGTGCTTATTTTCTGAAATGCAAGTGTTAATTGCTGCCGTGTGGTCTGATCCGCTTGAAGTGGTGCCCATTGCATCACTAATTTGCAAAGGCGTCATGTAGTCAAAGACGTTCACGCTCTCCCGCAGTTTAGCTTGCACGGTTGTAGGCACAGCACCAATGCCTGCGGGGTCATACACAATGTTTGCGGCGTTACTTGTAGAGGTGACACCGGTAATGTTGTCCCAAGTTGCAATCAATACGTCAGATGACGTTCTCAAAACAAACTTGTAGTTTTGCCCTGAGGTTAGCCAAATTTCACCCGTTGCCACTCGCCCTGCGGCGTTCAAAATGATAGGGTTGCTGTGCGGCGTAGCGCCAGAAACAGATGTATAGGTGGCTTGCGGCGTAGTCGTTCCGGCAACATAGCTGTACAGCTTGCCGCCTGCCAAGGGAGTGCCGTTATCATCAAAAAACTGTTGGCCTGCACCAGCTAGTGCGGAAAGAGTGACTGCCATTTATAGCTCCAAGTTATCTAAAATAATCATCGCCCACGAGCCTTTGCATAGCCCCACCTTGCGTAGCCCAATAGGCTGCTTCATGCACCCGCCTGAGCGTTTAAGTATTTTGTAACATTAGCAGTTTCACCCGCCGTGAGTGCGCGGTTAACAATAATTAACCCACAATAATCGGTGTTGTCGGTGTACGTTGTGCCAATAGTTTGCGCCGTAAGGATGCTTGCGCTTACGCCTGGAACTGCGCGGCATACTGTGCAATCAGTGCCAAAACTTGGCGAAAAAAGTGCAACGAGCGTATCGTCAACGACATCAAAATTGATGCGTGTCGGTGCGGCGCTTAGAATTGGTCGCAACCCTGCTGTAGCTTGCTTACTATGCTGGCCGGGAATCTCCTTAAAGGAGATGTTGTCAATGGAACCAGTAAAAGCAGCGTCACCACTAAAATATGCTACCCCTGTTGCTCCAGGGCATTGGAATCTGTAGGTGTAACTTCCAGTAACACTAACAAAAACAAGGTTTGGGATAGTGTCCCCCAATCTGATTGTGATACTTCCTGCGTTGCAAACAATGTTAAATGTTATTAGATATGTTTTATATTGCACCAACCCCATGTTTTGAGAAAGTGCCGCCGCAGTACCAGCAGATTTTGATGCTACGCCACTTCCTATAGTCCAGCCCGTGCCCTTCGTCCATGCGGTATCTGTATTAAACGATCCATTTACTGTCAACTCCGGCCCCAGCACCAGCCCTTGGCTCTTATCCAGTATCAGTCCAACCGGCTGCGTTACCGCAGTGACTTGCGTTATGCCGGATGCAGTCAGAAACATGGTGCTTAAGTCACTGGGGTCGTACCAGATGCCTCGTTCGCCTGCGGAGAAAAGGGAAGATGGAGACCAAGCCCGATTAGGTGCCGCAAGAGTAGCCGAACTCCCCA